TTTATTAAAACTGTAATCACTTTCTGCTATAGAATCATCTGCAAAAAGTTCAGCATTATTTAAATCTAAAGAAACCTTACAATCTATTGCTTTACCTAATGTTTTAGGTGCCTTTACCTTTTCTTCTGCGTCAAGTTCTGAATATCTAAAATTTTTTAATCCTATTCTAGCCATTTTTTCCTCCTTATAGAATATAATTTATTTTTTTAAACGATGATACGAAATGGTGATATTTTGTATCTGTTTCATATAAATCATCACTATCACCATCCCATATATAATCGTTTTCTTTTAATTTTTTCTTGATTATATCAACAATTTTTAAATAATTACCTTTAGAATAAATATGAAATTCAACTGAATTTTCACTATAAGTAATTTCATCATCTTCTGAATATTTAGGTTCTGAACCAGTGTTAAAATAAACAACATATTCTTCACTATTTCCATCATAATTTGCATATTCAACTGGAATTATTATATTTTGAATCTCAATTTTTCGTTCAAAAATTCTTTCAATATCTTTATTCATATTTATCCTTTCCCAATATATCTTTCTTGTGCTTTTTTCATTACCTCTTCTATCTGTTTCTTATTAAATGATTTTTTTAAAAATTTATGTTGTGGAAATACTCTTTTTGATGTTCCATATTCAAAAACATTACAAACAAGTGGTGCTGGAACTTTTTGACCTTTTGAATTTAAAAAGTAGCCATAAAAAGCTACTTTAGTATTTATTCCTCCATCACTTGGAGTTGAATATGTTCTTGTTAATTTTAAGCATCCCATAATTCCGGAATTATAAAATGTTTTAGGTACATTGTTTACTATATTTTTATAAACTACTCTTGCTCCCGCTTGAGTCATATCTCCTATCATAGTACTTGCATTTTTATTTAGTTTTTCTAGTTCATTAATAATATCAGTAGGTAATTGAATTTTCATTTGAGCCATTTTATTTTATTATTTCCTTAGCTTGAATTTCTAATTCAATATCAGCATCATCTATATTATTTAAATATTCAATAGTATAAAGTATATCTTTATATCTAATTAGCATATCTCTAGTAATTTTTTTTATTGGATATCTTATTGTGAAATTAGTATATGCTTTTTCAAAATCTGAATTGTTTTGAATTAAAGTATAACCTCTTAAAGTATTAATTGAGGCATATGGTTCTAAAAATAACATTAAATTTCCTTTTTTAAAACCTGCATCATCAACTGTTATTTCTTTTTTTAATATTTCTATTTTTTTATTATACTTTCCAGCATTTATTATTTTTCTTTTCATAATAAATTACCACTATGCATCGATAATATATTATCAATAACTTTATTTTGTTCTTTAGAGTCAATATATAAAGTTCTATTATCATACATATCCTCGCATAAAGCATATACAACAGCTATAAAATCACTATAATCATCTAATTTATTGATATTTATTCCAGTGTAAGAAGATATATATTTTTTAGATATATTTAATATAGTTGATATAAATTTTTTCTCTGATTCTGATAGTTCATTTATTCTAAGATAATCAGCTACATCTTCTATTGTTATTTCACTAACTTTAGTAATCATTTTTTACCTCCATTATAAAGATAAAATAATCCCAAATATAATTACTTCATTAATTAAAATATTAATTATTTGTAGTATTATCATCAGAATTATCTTCATTTAATTCTTCATTTTCCGAATTTTCAGTATCAGTTTCAGTTTCTTTGTTATCTGATTCTTCATCAGCATCTTTTTCATTTGTAAAACTTTCTAATTGAAGTTTTAATTCTTCATTTTCTTGCTTTAAAAGTTCATTTTCCAGTTCTAAATCAGAGATAGCTTTATTTTGTTTTGCTATCTCTTTTTCTAGCTCTTTATTTGATGATTTTGAAACATCAAATTTTTCTATGTATCCTTCTGCAATTAATGAAGCAATTATTTTTTTATCTTTAATTTCTATTATTTTACCTTTTACACCAGTAAAATCTTTACCAGCAAAACTTTTTAAAACAACGTATTGCATATTAGCCTCCTTACGCTCTTACATCTAGTGCAGATAGAGCTTGAAGATTTTCTATTTTAGAATCAGCTTCCATCCAAGCAACAATTCCAGTTGCGTGTTCAGTAGCATATTTTTCTCTTAAAACTTGGATTTCTAATTCTTTAGATTTCTTTAATGCTAGTCCAGCAAAATTTCCGAAAATAATAGGTCTTTTCCCACTTTCAATACCATCCATATTATCTGATACATAAACTGGATATCCTAATATCATTCCATCGAATTCACCAGTTGGATCAGTGTGAAATACTGGTCTTTCTTGACTATCTTTAATTAGTTCGATTTGCGTACATGTATCTTGATTCATAGTCCAAATAGAACCTTTTCTAAATGCTTGAATTACTTTATTCTTAGTTTTAACTAAATCATCATAAGTAATAACTGGTGTTGCTACTTCATGTTTTTTAATAATTCCTTTACATCCTTGTATTTTATTGTCAGAACCTTTTAATAATTGTCCTTCTAAAAATCTTCTAATATAATCAGCAAGTATTCTGATAACGTGATTAGCTAAATCAATATCAGTGTTATTAATTAACGAATTACCAATTTTTGCTAATGCACCAATTAAATAACTTTCTAAATCAACAGAACTGAATTTACCAGCTTTTGCTGTTAGTTCTTTAAAATCTTCTGCATAACCAACTGTTATATCATTACCTTCATCATCTGCACCATATACTGGAATAGATAATTTACCTTTTGTATTATAGTTAGTTACCTTTTCTAAAATTGGTGATACGTTATAAGCAGTTACCATTATTTTATTTGCAATGCTAGTAGGTATAATTACCCCGTTATCACCTTTTGTAAAATTAGTTGATTCTGCTCTTACTTCTAAAACTTCATTTCTAATATATTTACCAAATTCTTCTAATTCTCTTTTTTCAGTATCAGTTTCAGTTTTTGTTTCATCCGCATCATTTCCTGCTTTATTATCTTCTTCTGTTTTAGCTAATTCTCTACTCTTATTTATTTTTTCTATTGTAGTATTAACTGCTAAAATGTCTTTTTCTAATTGATCGAATAATGCATTTTCTTCATCTGTCAATGCTCTTTCCTCTTTTTGTACTTTTTGCATTAAATTATCCATTTCTTCTTGTTTGCTAGCTCTTAGCTCCATGTATTTTTTCAACTCATTCATTACTTATTTTCCTCCTTTAATTTTTTAATTCTTTTCTCGTAATTTGAGTAATCAATTTTTTCAAGTTTTTCTTCTTGTTTGGGATTATCTTTATTCCTTACTTCTACATATCCACTACGAATAACTTTTATTTGTTGTGTAGTATCTATCATAACTGTTCCATTAGAAACAGAGTAAGGCATTTTATATATTGAACATCCATAATCTATAGAAGTATATATATAATTATCATCAAAATCTTCAATATATCCTTCTTTATATAAATCGTGATATTTCATCGATAATATATCTCTTTTCTCCTTATATGTTAGTTCTGAAAATGAAGAAATATTTACATCTTGGTTTTCTTCTATTTCTGTAGTTCTAAATTCAATCTCTCGAACTTCTCCATCTCTCATTTCGATGCTAGTTCCAACATATGCTGGTACTTTTTTACTATTAAGTATTGAAACTTCCATTAAGTCTATATCTCTAACTGTTCTTTCAATAATTCCGTTTTCATTTGTTTTTTCATCTTTCTTCTTACAAATAAAGCCAAATGACCAACCTCTTAATTTATTATTTTTAGCATCTTCTATAACTTCTTCATCTGTTATTTCAACTTTAGCTCGTAAGCCAATATTATCTTCATATAATTCAGCTGTCCCGTCTTTAGTATTAGCTAATTCTCTATCATAATTATGATTAAGCAAAACTTTAATAGAATCATTTTTTTCAATTGCTCTTTGAAAAACTGTTGGCATTATTTTTTCTATAAACTTTCCATTCTTGTCTGATAATATTTTTGAAAATCGTTCTACTGAATTTACATATCCATCGATAATAACTTTATTTTCTCTTATTTGAATATCCATTATTTCACCTCCTTTTCATTATTCAAATCAACCTCATTTAATTTAGCTATTTCCCCAGTATTTGGAGTGTAATATTTTTTAGTTTTAGTATCATACAAAACATTTGCTAAATTCATTTTCATAACATCTAGTCCTTCTATTGCACTATAATCTTCTTCTGTTCTTATCTCATTAATACTTAACCATCCAGTATCACTAGCAATCTTATAAGCTTCATATCTTTCTTTTAAAGAACCTTGAGTAATCTTTTTAGTATCAAATGCAAAATAAAAAACTCCTTTTTCTGATTCTAATAAGAAGTTTTTATTTAAAGCACTTTCAATTGCACTTATTATTGGTAATACTGCGTTTTTAATTGTTGTATTATAATCATTACTAATATGAAATACTTCTTTTATATCTTCACTCAACGTTTTCTTTCGCTCATTAATTTGGAGTTCTACAGAAGAATTGGAGCCTTCTATAAATTCAAGACCATTGTTTAAAATAACAACATTTTCATTTTTATTATCATAATATTTTTTCCAAGCAATTTTTAATTTTTCCATTGCTTCTTCTGATAATTTATTTTGAGATTTTAGAAAACCTTTTTTTCCACCACCTTTTTGTACTAACCCAAGTTCATACATTATAGTAGTTAGTGATGTTTCTAATGATTTAGAAATTTCGCTTATAATAGATGTTCCTTCAAAACCATCTCTTGTATTTCTTAGAATGGTTAAAAAATTATATGTTTCATAATATTTTGCGTTAATTAAATATTGTCCATCTTTAAAAATTGGATCAGTATTTTTATTTACATAAACATCTTCACCTTTGATGTATCTTATTGATTTAAATTTATTCTTTTTTTTCTCTATAAAAACGTATGCTCCTTTTTCTGTTAAATAATCTCTAACAATCGCATTTTTTAATTGAAAGGCATCTAATGTATCTCCAGTATCTTCATTCAAAAGTTTAGTTCTTATATCATCTTTAATTTCTATTACTTTTACTTTTTGTTCTTTTATTTCTTTTTTGTAAAGTTTAATAGGTAACATTGCTATCAAATTTGAGATTAAGTCAACTGATGAAGAAACTGCTGGAATTGATAAAGCCTTTTCTTTTGTTAATTGTTCGCCTCTAAGGATTGATTCTAATAATGCTTCATCAGAACCCTGTGATTCACTTGAATTTGTTTTTGTTTGTTCTTCACTTCTTGTAAATATATTCTTTAAAAATCCCATAATTACCTCCTTTCTACACAAAAAAACAAACATTTCTGTTTGCTTTTTCTTTTTATATAAATCTCTACATATACACTATATCACATATTGAGTGTGAAAAGTGTGAAAGTTTTATACTTGTACTAAAAAGTCCCCATTTGATAAATAAATTTCTTGTTGTAATAAATAAATAGCATTAAGTAATGAAAACACCATATCTACTTTACCGTTTGATTTCTTTTTATGAATATATCTATTCATATTAGTATCATATACACATTTTGCATTTTGCATATTTATTTCTAATAATTTATTATCAGTATATTTTAATTTTTTTTCCATTATTTTTTCATATAAAAGTTTTGTTGGTGCGTGTAAAGTATCAGAATGTTGTCTTACTTGTACTGTTTTATATTTGCTGTCCCATTTTTGAGCTGATGACATACAATTAAATCTATCATATCCAATTCCCATTACAAGAACACCATATTTATCTTCTATATCAAAAACAAATTCTTCTATTACACTATAATCTACTACTTTATCACCACAAGCAATACATTTCATTGCTTTTATAAATTCATAATAATTTATTTTTTCTATTGTGTTTTTTTCTTCTATTCTACCTTCTGGAATAAAATCAATTGATTCTACTAATATTATTCCTTCATCATCTGCAACCATACCTACGGCACAATTATCATTAGAAATTGCTAAATCAACTCCCAAAAAAACTTCTCTACCATTCCAATTTATTTCTTCTACTTTGCACTTTTGAAATTCTGTAACATCTATAAACGATTCTGTTCCTGCTCCTTGATAAATAATATTACAATGTTTTGTTAAAAAGTTTTCTCTTTTACTTTCTGTTTCTATTGCTTTTTTTCTTTTAGATAATAAATCTTTATATACTTCTACTATCTCGCAAGCTAAAGGATTAGATTGAAGAATTATATTATCATCAGTAGTCCAGTGTTTAGTATCGTTAGGTTCAAATAATAAACCAAAAATAGTATCATCAGTAATTATTCCATCCATTACTTTTTTAAAATAGGAAACTTCATCTTCCATAGGATTATCAACAGTAGGATATTTTGTAGAAATTAAAAATCCTAATTTATTCATTACTAATAACTGACCACTACGCATTGCTTCTATGGGATATGGTGTTGGTAATGCTCCAACTTCATCTGCAACAAAAACATTAGGTTCACGACCATCCATACGATTTTTAGATGTATTAAGTGGTGTATACACAGTTTTTGTTGGATTGTGAGTTATTGAATCTCTTAATATTTTAAATTCACTTTCTTCAAATATTTCTCTATTGGCTTCAATCAAAGGTTCAAGTGCTAATTTAATTTCTTTTGCTAACGTTCCATCTGGTGCTACTGAAAAGAAACGAGAAAAACGAGGTTCAAGATAAAATAATAAAATAAATAAAAATGCAACAATAAATGTTTTACCATTTTTTCTACATATCTCTAATAGGACTGTTTCATATCTTCTTAAAGATTGATTATCTCTATGCACTGTACATAAACTTGCTATAATCATTAACCATTGATATCCAGCTAAAGAATCATATACACTATATCCTGCTTTAACTCCTTTAGCCATTACTAATACTTTACATATTTTATCTATTTTTTTTATTCTTTTTTCATTAAGAATATATTTTGTATTTTTATTATCTGCTACAGATAAAAATATTTTGCATTGTTTTTTTACATATTTGGGAGATATAAATTTTTTTTCATCATTAAGATCATAAAATAATTTTGGTGGGATTATTTCTTCTTTAACAATTTTAGTAGCATAAATATAACTTGGATGTTCTTTAATATTAAACATTAATCTTCACCCAGAACATCCATTAACGTTTTCTTTTGCGGAGGCGGTGTAGCAATAGATAATTTAGCTCTTGCTTGTGGCGATAAAGAAAGTTCATTACAACTTCTAAAAAAATCTTTTGAGTACATATCTCTCAAACTTTTTAAATTTATTGCTGTTGATAAATTAATACCGTCATTACTTGATTCATTAATGATTTTTTCAATTGACTCTAATCGCTCAATTGTTATTGCAGTTTGATTTAATAAATATAAGTCTAAATTAGATAAAATATCTTGATTTAAATTAGAAAGTATATATTTAAATATTTGTTTTTGTCTTTT